TGGATACACTAAGATCTGCTCTTCAGTCCTTGTCGATGAAGCTACGCAGGTTAAAGATAAACTACTCGGAATCCAGTCCAAGACGGGTAAGGACGCGCAGGAGAACATCTTCATGAAGAAGGTGGTCCAGATGTTCAAGTCATACCCTTTCTTCTTCAAACCCATTCAGGACGGTACGACTAACCCGCGCATGGAGTTAGCCTTCAGGGAGCCTAGCAAGAGGATTACGAAGAAGAACAAGACGTCAAACAAGGGTGATGCCCTGAACACTGTCGTCAACTGGAAGAACACGACCAACAACGCTTATGACGGTGAGAAGCTTCACATACTCTATCTTGATGAGGCTGGCAAGTGGGAGAAGCCTACGGATATTCGTGACGCTTGGAGGATTCAGCGTACGTGTCTTATTGTGGGTAGGAAGATTGTGGGGAAGGCTCTGGTGGGTAGCACTGTGAACCCCATGGACAAGGGAGGGAGTGAGTATAAGGATCTGTGGATGGATAGCAATCCAGAGGAGAGGAACGCAAACGGGCGAACCAGATCAGGACTGTATAGACTATTTATCCCAGCATATGAATCACTTGAAGGATTTTTTGACAGACATGGACGTCCAATCGCCGATGACCCTGATAGCCCTGTGGATGGGCTTGATGGTGATAGCGTCGTTCAAGGAGCTAAGACATTTCTTAAGAACGAAAGGGAGAGCCTCAAGGCGGACCCGTCGGAGCTTAACGAGGTCATAAGGCAGTTCCCGTTCTCAACCGATGAGGCCTTCCGAGATAGTATCGAGGGGAGCCTGTTTAACATAGGTCAGATCTACGAGCAAATTCAATACAATGACGACCTATACCCGAACCCAGTTGTTAGGGGCAACTTCGTGTGGAAGAACGGGGATCAGGACACTGAGGTGGTATTCGACCCAGACCCGAAGGGTAGGTTCAGGGTCGCATGGATGCCACCGCCTGAGCTCAGGAACGTTAAGTCGGAGATCAGGGGCAAACGTATAGCACCAAATGCAGAGCTGGGGGTAGGCGGGGTTGACTCTTACGACCTTGATGCCACTCTTGATGGAAGAGGCTCTAAGGGGGCATTACACCTGTACAACAAGTTTCACATGGAGCATCCATCGAACATGTTTGTTCTTGAGTATGCGTCCCGCCCGCCCCTCGCTAAGATATTCTACGAGGACGTGCTAAAGGCAGCCGTGTTCTACGGCTATCCAATCCTCATAGAGAACAACAAGTACGGGATCGCTAGATATTTCGAGAGCAGGGGTTATGACGGTTATCTCATGGACAGGCCAGCCCACCTGACGTCAGCATCATTCACTAAGACGAAAACTAAGGGCATACCATCGAACTCTCAGGATGTGATTCAAGCCCATGCTCACGCCATCGAGGCATACATCCATGACCACGTGGGTGTGAACAGAGAGTCTGGGGAATACGGGAAGATGTATTTCAACAAGACTCTCGAGGACTGGATAGGATACAAGATCGACAACAGAACGAAGTTTGACTTAACTATTAGCTCTGGGTTGGCGCTGCTTGCAGCTCAGAAGGTGAAGCCTAAGTTCGTTCAGTCCGACTTTTCTGATAAGGTATTTCTGCGAAGGTTCAAGCATAGATAGTATTTCCACTATATTTGCAACTGCATGCAACCCTTGACTTCGCGGAATGTATAACACCAATAAGAAGTATTCGAAGAACTTCCCAGACCCGCTAGCATCTAAGGAGACTAAGATGTCGAAGGAGTATGGGATGAAGTACGCGAAGGCTATTGAGAATCAGTGGGGTAAAATCCATGACGACAAGTCTCTGTATAAGAAGAGATCACGTACGTTTGAGAAGAACAGAGATTACGCCAACGGCGTACAGGATACGACGATCTATAAGCAGATCCTGACGTCTCTTGATCCAAACAACGGCGACGGATCGCTTGTCAACCTCGATTACACACCAGTTCCAATCCTTCCGAAGTTCTCTAGGATCGTAGTGAACAAGATCCTGTCAAGAAACCCATACCCGAACCTTGAGGCTGTTGATCCCATCTCTACCTCTGCGAAGAACAAGCAGAAGCAGCGGATCATAAATCAGGTCAAGATGAAGGCTGAGCTCACGCAGCTCAAGGAGATGACTGGTGGGCTTGTTCTGGATGAGGATCCAGATAACCTCCCAGATACCACTGAGGAGGCTGAGATCCTGCTCGACACCAACATCAAGACAGATGCTGAGATCGCTGGGCAGATAGCTACCAACCTGACGCTGGAGTGGAACAGCTTCAACGATAACATATTCAGACGATGCGTTCAGGACTTGGTTTCGTGCGGCATGGCTGTGGTCAAGCGTAACAACGATCCTAACTACGGTATTGTCACGGAGTACGTTGACCCAGTCAGGTTCATCCACAGTTCAACCGACGACCCAAACTTCTCGGACATTGTATACGCGGGTCACATCAGGACCATCTCCATCCAGGAGCTTAAGCGTATCGCTGGTGACGAACTCACCGATGAGCAGTACAAGGAGATTGCTAAGAAGTCAAAGAACCACAACGGAGACTTCTCCAGACTCGAGAACAAGTACTTCGACGACTCCATGGGGAGAAACGTGTACGCTTACGAGGAGTACATGGTTGATGTCCTAGACTTCGAGTTCCTTTCTGTTGACTGTATGTACTTCGAGGAGAAGGAGAACAGATACGGTAACACAGGCTTCTACTACGAGGGGTTTGAGTACAAGGAGAAGTCTAACAAGGGGGTGTACGAGCGCAAGCCTCACAAGGTAGAGATCACCTCCGTGTATGGGGGTATGCTCGTGATGGACTGCGATTACTTGATCGGATACGGTATCAAGACCAACGTCCCAAGGAATATGCACGACGTCACCAGAGCCCGCATGTCTTACTCTGCTGTCGCAACCAACCTCAGGGACATGATGCCTAAGAGCATGGTCGAGAGCTGTATCGGATTTGCTGACATGCTCCAGGTCACGCACCTTAAGATCCAGCAGGCTGTCGCCAAGGCAAAGCCAGACGGACTCATCATCGACATCGAGGGGCTGGAGAACGTTCAGCTCGGCAAGGGTGGGGAGTTGCAGCCGCTTGAATTGCACGACATCTACGAGCAGACGGGTGTCTTCTACTACAGAAGCAAGAACGCTGAGGGAGGGTATCAGGGTCCACCGATCCAGCAGATCCCGAACAACATCCGCAACATCAACGAGCTCATAACGCTCTACAACCACTATCTCAACATGATCCGTGATACTACGGGTATCAACGAGATGATGGATGCCTCAACGCCCAAGGGTGACACCCTTGTCGGTGTTCAGCAGCAGGCCATTGCGGCTGGAAACAACGCAACGTACGACATCACGAATGCCTCCACCATCCTGTTTAAGCAGGTATGTCAGGATATTGTGAGATGCCTCCAGATCATCCCACCAGACTCTGTGCTGATGACGATCTACATGAACGCCATCGGAAAGGAGAACATGAAGGCTCTGTCTGGGTTCAGCGACCTCCCCATGTTCAACTTCGGGGTCACCGTGCAGAAGGATATGGAGGATCAGGAGAAGGTGTATTTGGAGCAGAACATTCAGGCCTCTATCGCTCAGAGAGAGATAGATCTCGAGGACGCCATCGCCATAAGACAGCTTAAGGATATAAATCAGGCGGAGCGTCTTCTTGTTGTCAGGAGGAAGCGCCGCATGAAGGAGATGCAGGAGCAGGCACAGCAGAACTCGCAGATGCAAGCTCAACAGGCCCAGCAAGCAGCTGAGTCAGCCTCCCAGGCTAAGCAGCAGGAGATGCAGATGGAGTTCGAGATGGAGCAGCAGAAGATGCAGCTTAAGACCCAGCTCGAGATCCAGCTTGAGCAGGTGAGGCATGAGTATAGAAGAGAGATCGAGCTGATAAGAGCTCAAGCAACCCTCGGGTTCAAGACCGACGATCAGGAGTTTAAGGAGAAGATCGAGGTGTTCAAGGAGGGGAAGAAGGACGAGAGGGTTAGAAAGCAGGCCGATGAGCAGGCTAAACTTATTGACAAGAGAAAGGGGCTCAGCCCTCAAGAAATGATTTGATATGGCCAAGAAGGTAAATCTAGACGTAAGCGAGAGACTCGACATCATCTGCAGACAGGGTGACACCTTCTCGATCACGTTAACACTCAAGGACTCGGCTGGCACTGCTCTTCCGCTTGCCACCGACGGATACAAGTTCTCCATGCAGGTGAGAGAGGATGTGGAGTCCGCCAGATCGAAGGGGTCTGACGGTCTTATCATCGGCACCAAGGACATAGGTAGCAAGCGAGTTAACGATAAGGGTCAGGAGAGCTCCTTCGAGTCGTTCGTGGTTGATGATAGTGGAAATCTCACTATAACGGCCCTTCCTTCGGTTATGAGGGAGGTACAGCCTGGAGTTTACGTCTACGATATACAACAGATCAAACCAAACACAACCACTGGCATTGACGAGCAGAAGACCATACTAAGAGGGTCTTTCAGGGTCAACGGTGATGTATCAGAGGGTATAGCATAAACTACATACAGATGAGTGACATCACAGTAACCACGCAGGGCGGGGAGTCTATAGATATAACTGTACAATCCTCAACCTCGGTTGAAATAACATCACCAGCCAGCTCATCTGTATCGGTCACTGAGAAGGGTCCGAAGGGTGATACTGGTGCTACTGGCCCTGCTGGTGCAGACGGACCTGCTGGTCCTGGATTTGCTTCTGGCGGTACAGAGAATCAGTTCATACAGAAGAACAGCGCCACAGACTACGACACGAAGTGGAGCGCGTATACGCTCCCTGCTGCTGACGGGGCTGACGGTCAGGTCCTTACTACTAACGGTGCAGCAACCGTTACGTTTGCCTACCCGAAGACGATTGCAGAGGATGTAAAGAACGTAAGTGGTGGGCCTCTCACTAAGGGTACTCCTGTACACGTCACTGGATCTGTCGGGAACCTTGCAGAGGTTATTGCTGCTGACGCAGCTACGAACTACCCAGCACACTTCGTGCTTAATGAAGACCTCGCTGACGATCAGGAGGGATTGGGGATTGCCATCGGGTTCATCAACAATGTAGACGTACCTGACGCCTCTATCTACACAGAGGGTCAGACAGTGTATCTCGGAGAGTCTGGTGGTTGGACTACTACGAAGCCTACGGGGGCTAATGCCATCCAGAACCTCGGTATCATCATCAAGGTAAACACGTCTGGCAACAAGATCTCTGGGATTATTATGGGTGCTGGGCGGGCTAACGACGTCCCGAACATCGCTACTGGTAACATCTGGGCTGGTAATGCAGACGGGGTGGCTACGGCTACAGACACAGCTTACATCGACATTTTTAATGAAAGGGTAGGTATCGGGACTGTCACTCCATCATCTACGCTTCATGTTGTTGGTGCTGACTCCCTTAACGCCAGCTACTCTGTTAAGGTGTCTAATAGCTCTGCAGCCGATGTTTTTTCACTGGAAAATAACGGTGATTTTAGCTTAGGTGTGGTGGGAGCTAAGGTGGCGAGGGACAACGGCGCTAATGTTGTGAAGGTAAGCGCTGGAAACGCTCAGGTCATTGTCGGGACAGAGGACGTAAAGCTTGCGGCTAACTCTATTGGAAAGATATTGTTTCAAAACAGCTACACAAACAATGCTGTTTTTACAAATGACGGTAAGTTCGGTATCGGGACTACTACACCTTTATACACTCTTCATGTTGATGATGGGGTTACATCTTCTGATACAATATTTGTAAACTCATATAATAGGATTGGATGGACAGGAGGGGCTAAGCAGTGGCTAGAGGGATGGAGTTCGAGGATTGCTTTTAAAGGTGGAAACGAGGGGGAGTTTGCTAGATTTAGCGGTAGCGGCGGAGTAAACAGACTTAATGTTGCGAGAGCATTACACTTATCTGCTAGCAGCGGAGATAACGGGGATGTTCGTTTTACAAGGCTTGACGTAGGCAAG